TTCTTACTTTAGCTACAGTTAACTCTAATACAGGACAATTTGGATCTTCTACTGCAATACCAGTAGTAACAGTTAACGCAAAAGGTTTAGTTACTGCAGTATCTACTGCAAGTATAAGTACTACTTTAACTGTAGATGCAGATAGTGGTACAGGAGATGTTGCATTAGCTACAGACGATTTAAGAATTGTTGGTACAACTAACGAGATTGAAACTTCAATAGGTAAATCAGGAACAGATGTAACTTTAACAGTTGGTTTACCAAATGATGTATCTATTAACAGCCAGCTTACTGTTGGTACAGCTTCTGGTACAGATGCACCAGTTATTAAATCTATATCTAATTCTACTGCAGAAAATATATTATTAGAAAGTAGAGAAACCTCTGCTGCTTCTGCACCTGATTTAGTTCTTTATAGAAATGCTGGTACTCCTGCAGATGATGATACTTTAGGTGTTCTTGAGTTTAGAGGCAGAAATGCAATGGGTACTCCTAACACAGCAGACATAAGTTATGCTGGTTTTTACAGTAGAATCTATGATGCATCTAATCAGGATTCTATTATGGGTCTATCTTTAAATAAAGGTAATGGAACTGGAGCATATAAATCAGCAGCTATATTTAAATTACTAGGAAGTAACAACAGTGGTACTGGTGCACTTCTTATTAATCCTGCAAATGATTTATCAGTTCCTACACATAACTTAGATGTAAATGGTACTGCACACTTTAGTGGTAATGTTACATTTGCTGGAGACGTTACAATTTCTGGTAATCAAACAACTAAAAATTCTGAAGTTGTATTAATTGAAGATAATATAATTACTCTTAATAGTAATGAAACTGGTACTCCTAGTGAAGATGGAGGTATTGAAGTAGAAAGAGGAACAGCTGATAATGTTAAGTTATATTGGGATGAGTCAACTGATAGATGGTCACATCAAACAGGTACTGGAACAGAATTTAAATTACATACTGAAGCAAATGATGTAGCATTAGGTACTCATACTTCTGGTAACTATGTAGCTTCTATTTCTGCAGGTACTAATATATCTCTTACGAACGCAGGCGCGGGTGAAGGTAAAACACATCAAATAAGTGTCACAGGTCTTGATAACTATGACTACTGGAATTTAAAAGTAAATGGTACATCTGTAGATAATATAAGTTCTCAAGAATCTTTAGATTTTGTTAATGGTAATGCAATAACTGTTTCTTTTGCAAATGGTGAAGATATTCAAATAGATCACAATGATACATCATCACAAGCATCAGTAAATAATTCAGGTAATGCAGTTATACAAGATGTTACATTAGATACATATGGTCACGTTACAGGGTTAACTTCTAAAACAATAGAAGTACCTACAGATAGAATGTTTGCTGGAACTATAGGTAACGGATCTGCTGTAATATATAATATTGATAATTCTGGTGCTAGTTCACCACATATAAATCACGGCTTAGGTACCGATTCTAGTCAATTTATGGTACAGTTAGTAGAAGTATCGTCAGGTGCAACAGTACATGCAGATGTTATTAGAGGATCAAGTGGTAGAGTAACAATTACTTTTGCTACAGGAAATGCTCCATCTAGTAATGGAATTAGAGTCCTTATCAATAAGATAGGATAATAAAATATTAAAATAAATAAGTATGGCTAGGAAGTTTTTTTCAGACGTATTCCTCCCAGGAGACTCAAATCTGTTTGTGGGGGGAAAACTAAAAGTTGGTGATAATACGGCTGCCACAAATATACTTCACGTTTATTCAGCAACCGCTGACACAATTGCTCGATTTACGAGTGGTGATAACTTAGCTAAAATAATAGTAGAAGATAATGACACACAAGCGTTTGTTGGTGCTAGTGATAATATTGCTTATTTTGGTCCTGAAGGTGGTGCTTCTGCATATGAAAACATAAGATTAGATAATCGAGCTGGGCGTGGTAACGGAGGTTATGGTGCTTATGGACAAACACCTAATGAAGCTTATAAATTTAGAGTTAACGCTGGTACGTTAAACACATCAACAGATGCAAACTATGCTGGATTTAGTGTAGATATTGGTGCTACTGGTACTGCTAGTTTATCAGCTGATAGATACCTTAGAGGTTTATATATTGACGTTGATTCTGATGCTACAGGAGGTGATACAAGTAATGAGCTTAGAATATATGGTGGTGAGTTTAATGTAAAAGACACGGGAGATGCTGATTTATTATATGGTTTATATGTTTTTGCTGAAAATGAAAAAACTTCAGCTTTAGACCAAGTAACAACTGTAGCTAGTGTTAGAGCACAGACTAATATAGACAACACAGCTGGAACTGTTCAAACTTCACATGGTGTATATGGAACTGTAAGAGCTGCGGGATCAGGTGCAAAAACAAATATGTATGCTGGTAGGTTTGAAGTCAACAGTGGTACAAGCGATGCTGATATAACTAATGTTTATGGTGTTTGGGGTAAAGTTGCACCTGGCTCTGGTTACACAGGAACAATAAGTACTGCTAGAGGTGTCTATGGAGAAGTTGAAATGGCAACTGGAAGTACTTACACAAACTCTTGGGCTGTTCAAGCTGTTGTTGATCACAATGGAGGTACGGCAACAACTGCTGCTCAATTTAGAGGAAGTACATCTGGTACAATAACTAATAGTTACGGTATATACTCAACAGGTGCAGCTATTAATAGAATAGATGGTAAGTTAAGTGTAAATACCACAAGTGTACCAACCCATGACTTAACAGTTGGAGGTGATATAAAATTAACGGGTAATCAACACTTTGATGATGGTTCAATAGTAAGTGATAGTACTAACTTTGGATTTGATGGTGGATCTGGTAAAGAAGTTTATATATCTTCAGCAAGAGATATTAGACTCATTATAGATGACAATAATGATGATACTACTACTGATTTTAATATATATAAACACAGTGTTGCTTCTGGCAATGAATTATTAACTGTAGATCAATCAGGTATTGCAACTTTTGTAAATAAAATAGTATTACCAGATAACAAAGCGGCAGAATGGCCTGGTGGTTCTATAAGAGCTGAAGGTAACACACTTAAATTAGTTGCTACTACTTTAATTGATTTACAAGATAATACGCAAATACAAGGTACTTTATCTTCTGGAGCAATAACGGCAAACTCCGGTGGTTCAGATACTGTTGCAAGTTTTGTTTCAACAGATGCTAGAGCTAGGATTCTTATACAAGATAACAATGATATATCATATTTTGGTACTTTAAATGGTACAACATTTATGGGTACTGTTGATACAACTCACGCTAACAATTTAACTCTTACAAGTAGTGGTTATTTAGGAGTGGGTACAATTAACCCATTAGAAAAACTTCATGTAAAATACGCTGACACCGCTGGTATATCTACTGTATATTCCAAAGGTCTTATAGAAGATACAGATGCTCAATTAGATTTATTAAGTACATCTGATGGTACTTGGGGTTCTGCAATTAATTTTGTAGAAGCAGCTGGTAGTGATGCAAACACAGATGTTTGGAGTATTGCTAGAAAAACAACAGGTGGTTCAGGCGATAGTTCATTAAACTTTAATTTTGGAACTAACAACCAACACAATAACACAACAAGAGTTTCTTTCTCATCTACTGGTAATGCAACTTTTGCAGGTGACGTAACTGTTGGAGATGATTTATTAGTGCCTAAAATTAGACTTGAAGATATAAACGGTACTGTAAGTTCTTTGTTTAAAATTTATGCTTGGGACGATGAATTGCAATTTACTAAAAGAAATTTATCAACTGAAGCTCATGAAGAAACTTTATTTGCTTTAGATTATTCTGATAGCTCAGCAACTTTTGCTGGTGATATTACTGTTGGAGGTGGTCAAATATATATTAACGATACAAATACAAAGTTAGAAGAAGGTAATGGTAATGCGTTTAGAATAACTACTAATAGTGGTTATGGAGAGTTTGGTCCTATGAACGCAGGTCACTGTCATATACAAACCGATAGATCAAACTTTTACTTTAATAAAAGAATAAATGTTGATGAAGGTATAATTAGTTCTTACAATGAAGATTTAAACCTTAGAAGAGAACAAAGTGATGATGGTAGTCTTACTTTAGGTGTTGGTACATTTTATAGTAAAGTTAAAAATGATAGTCAAGTACAATTAGGTGGTTTTACATTAAACTCTTCTTTAGAAGACACTTACCATACATACTTACCTGGTGTTTCACCAAATACATTTGCTGGTGCGCATAGAAAACTTACAGTTACTGCAACTAAAAATGGAACATCTATTTCTGCCGCTTCGTTAGCAAGTGCTTTCCTCGCGCATGAAGAAACATATAGTACCACAACAGCTAATACAGATACTATAATAATAGAAATTTCTGGTTTTGGTAATAGCTATGGTCAATGGTATGGTATTACTTTTGGAGCATCTCAATGGAGAGCTAAAGATATTGATATAGAAGTATCAACAGATAACGGTGCTAATTATACTAGTATATATTCTGAAAATAACCAACCTCATGCTACAGTAAGAACTTACCATGGTGGTAGTAGCACTCAAGTAAATAAAATTAAATATACATTAACCAACTTTAACACAACATCAACTAGAATAAATCACGTGTTTGGTTATAAGTATTTAACAGCCGACACAAATTATCTTGATAAATATAGAGATGAAACAATGTATTCTTCTCTTAACTTTAGAGATAATTATGCTGCTACTTTTGGTAATAGTGGTGACTTAGTTATAAAGCACAATGGTAACTCTATTATTGAGACTAATGCTAGTACAGCTGTTGGTGATTTATATATAAAGTCTCAAGGAACAAACCATGATTTATATTTACAAGCAGCTGATGATATATTAATTCAGCCGCAGGGTAGTGAAAATGGTATTAGAGTACATGGTAATGATAATGTAGAGTTGTATTTTAATAACGTTAGAAAACTTAGAACAACAAACACAGGTATTAACGTAGAGGGTGAAGTTGTAGCAACAACCTTAGATATAAGTGGAAATATTCAATTTAGCGATGGTTATTTATTTGCTAATTCAGTTACATCCTCATCTACAACAACAACTGTTGCTAGTGTAAGTAGTAGTACGTATACAGCTGTGTTCTTTGATTATTCAATTAAAAATGGTACTAACGTTAGAGCTGGTACTGTTGTTGCTACTCATGATGGAACAAACGTAGAGTTTAATGAAACGTCAACAGTTGATTTGGGTGACACATCAGATGTAA